ACTCCTGGCCCCGTGGTGGCTTGATTGGCTGGTAGGTGTCAGTAGTTTGCTGGTATGTTAGCTGGTATGTACGCACCTCAGCCACCCAGCTATTATTTACTGCATCACGCGCCCAAGCTAGTGTTAGTTGATTTGTTGGTAGTGTTAGCTGGCTTGATATGTTATCGCCATTACGTGTTCTTTGTGCGCCTTGATAGATAAACGGTAATAGGTTCCAGCTAATGTTATCAAAGCTAACGGCATTGTCATTAAAGAAGTTTTGCCAATAGCGAGCGCCGCCATCATGCGTGAAGAATGTTAGAAAATTACCAATTACAACGACTGCCATCAGACTCCTACCTGCCTGCGGAATGCAGGTGATGTCCTCATCTTAGTGGCTACCTGTTGCGCTCCAGCCTTGGCGCCTGCTGCGGTGGCGCGTTTCTCGGTTGCTGCCATGGCGGCCATCAACTGGTCTTTGCTTACCCAATCTTGGCCTAGGAACTGCGTGGTTTCAAAGTTCATTGCCCAGGATGCTGGTGAACCGTCGCCTGTTGCGCCGCCAGTGGCGCCTGCGCTACCTGCAGTCGCTGATTGGCGTTGGTAACGGGTCATGGCAGCAGTGGTGTCTGCTGGAATAATGGTGCCGCTGGAACCGGGCACGAATAGCTCAGGGCCTTTTTCGCCGACCATGTAGGGCGTGCCACCCGCAACTGGGCCACCGACAGCTCTGCCAAGGATGCTAGGCATTCCAAAGCCAGCACTACCGCCAACTCCACCACCAAACGCTGTGGCCCCAAATGCTGATCCATCGGCTACACCCCCTGCTCCGCCGCCGCCTAACGCCCCACCGCCGAACAATCCGGCGAGTGCCTTAGCGGCTGCGATTGCTAGGTACTGCGCGATCATCTGCTGGGCGGCTTTCATCAAGGCGTCGCCAACGCTCTTAAGGAAGTCAGAAAATACTTGCTGTGCGGTGGTCGTACCGGCAACCAGATCTGCTACTCCCTGGGTCATTAACTGACTTATAGACTGACTGACATCGGCTATAAGCGGGCCATATTGGCGTGTTATTTCATTTAGAGCTAATTGTTTTTGCTCTAGTGCGTCAAGTACAGTTAATTGCTGTACTTGAGTAGTATATGTTTCTTGTTCTACTGTGAGTTTTTGAGTAGCCCTTGTAAGTTCGTCCCCAGAAGAAGACATAATTAGTTCATTAAGTTCCTTAAATTTATCTGCGTACTGCTGCTGCAAATCTATTCTGCGCTGCTGCTGAGTATTTTCTAATTCCAAAACTGCTTTTTGTCCTTCGCCCATACCAAAGCCAGCAATACCTATCTGAGCCGTTGTTATCTGGCGTGCAGTACCTTGCACAGCGGTATCAGCTGCACGACGAGTATGGTACATGTCCATGCGGGCTGCTGATGTTGCTTGTTTTATTTGATTTTCTGTTATCTGTCTTTCAATGCTTAAATTTTTCTCAAGAATAGAACGACGCATCGCATAAACGGCGTTAATTTGATTTGCAGCATCAGGGCGTTGGAGTAGTTCTGTTTCTTGTTCAATATTTAATACTGTTCGTCTTACAGTAGCTTCCTTGCTTAGTGAATCGTATTTGTCTTTTAATGCCAGTATTCCTCCTTTACTCAACTCGGTTTCTTTATTTAGTAAATTATTGTACTCTAATAGTAAAGAATATCTTTCTTTAGCCGCCCCCAAACTTTTAATCTCGTCGCTATTTTGAGCTTGCTGAAACTGCTGGGTTGCTTGGGCTTGAGCTAAATTTACCTGTGTATTTGCTACATTGCGTTGCGCTTCAAGTTCTTTTATTTTGTTTTGATTTATGTCTTTTTGAGTTTTAGCACGTTCTTGTGCAATTTGCAGATTTATGGTTTCAAGATTGTTTAGAGCTTGTTGGATTCCTATTTGCCCCTGGAGCGATGCCTTGCGTACATCGCTAGCAGTATTTTGTTCGCGTGCCAGCTGAACCTGTTGTTGTAGAATACCCACTTGCATGCCAGCTTGAGCCTGGGCTAAGGCAACTTGATTGCGTTGGTCTAGCAACTGAACACGCTCTTTATCTAAGTCACGTGCTTTTACAGCGTAATCTACTTCTAATTTCTGTACTTCTAGGAGTTTTTGCGCTGGGGAAAGTTTACCATTTTTTGTATCTTTAATAATTTTTTCGTAATCTGCTGTTTTTTGCGCCTGTAAAGTTTGTGCTTTTGCAGTTATGTATGCTTTTTCATCTAAAGTAGCGTTTTGTAGAGTGACGGTGTAATTAGCCTTAGCTATTGTAAGCTGATCGCGTAATTCTTTTGTTTTTTCGGTAGCTGCTTTCGTTTCGGGAGTTTCTTTTGGGGCTACAGCTGCACCGAGTTTTTGCAAACCCGCCGATGCAAATGCGCCTGCGGCTGCTCCTGCAACCGAGCCACCGGCTATAGTTGCTCCTAACTGAGCAGCCAGTTTAGGCAAATTTGCAGTTACACTTAAAGTAAATGTTTGAAATTTACTCCCAACATAATCCCAAACATCGCCAAAAGCTTTTAGATCTTTCGTCGCGCTAGGGCCAATAGCGTTACCAAGTTCGTGCTGGGCTAGAGCTGCTGCCTTTGCTGTTTGACCACTTTCCTGTAAATTTTGTATCAGTCTCTTTGTTTCTGGATTTACATAGCCAAGTTTTTCTGTAAGATACCCAACAGCATCACCGCCATCACGCATACTACGGGAAAAATCAGCTGCCGCCTTTGCTGCTTCATCCAACTTCTGACCAAGACCGCCTCCTAAAATTTGACCGCCAAATCCTGACCCGATAAACGAGCCTGCTAAAGATCCGGCTAGCATTCCCGGACCGGCACCAAACATCAGTGGGAAGCCGACACCTAGAGCTAAGGATTCGGCACGTTTTGCTCCTGCAGATGCAGCTGCGGTTTGTTCTGCTTGATTGCGTTGTGCTCCTCTAAAACCCGCTTCGCCTGCTGCTGTGCCGGGGCCTAATAATGTTGGTTGCAGCCGCTGTATTCTCCGGCCACCAGCATTTAGCATTTCACTGCTTGGAAGCAGTGGGGTTGATGAAATTCTTGCAGTTTCCTGTGCTATACCTCTCAATATTGCGTCTACTTGATTCAACGGTGCTATCAACTGTTGTGTGGCTTGGGCCCAACGTAGAGTTGCAGCGGCTTCATCTTGAGTACGCGCCCCACCCGCTATCTCGCGCTGGCTACCTACACGTCTAGCTCCGCCACGGATTGCGGCTAACGTTGGGTCGCCGTAGGGTAGTAAAGGCGTGTTTCCTACGGGATTTTGTTCCCGGTACATACGCGCCATGTTGGCTTGGCGCATCATTGCAGCGGAATTATCAACGCTAAGACGCTCTTGCGTTGTGTTTACGGATTGCTGTATACGCCCCAGTTGATTTGATAACTCTATACGTCGTTCTAAGGCATTGTTTCCTGCTACTGTCTCATTTTTGAACTTTTCAAAAGCCGCGGCGGCACTTTCCAGCTCTTGAGTATGTTGTAATTTACCTATTTGCTCAAACATCTGCCAAGCATGATTGGCATTCTCTAATTCCGCAGCAAGTTTTTGAGTTGCGGCGGTTTCTTCTTGTAGTTGTTGTTGGCGGAACCGACCAGATTGAACAGCGTTACGGCGCCTCCAATACTCCAGGTCGCGGTCCTGAAGTGATTGAAGACCCTGCCTACTACGGATTTCTTCCTCTATTAAGCGGTTACGGTCTCTTTGAGCTGTATTAGCAGCTCCTAGTGCATTTACATAGTTTCGTAGGGCTCCTGTTACACCTTCACTACCAAGCTGCACATCAGCTAAACCACGCGCTGCGCGGGCTAACTGATCTTGAAAATTACTAAGACTTTGTGTGAGTCCACCAACATTTAGTCTAGTCCTGTTTAGTGAATCTACTGCAGTATTTACTTGGGTAATAGACGACCGAAGTCGCTCTAGGTCGCGTTGACCTGTTACGCCTATACGAATTTCAGCGTTATAGGCAGCCACGGCAGTAGTACATTATCTCTGATGTAGTCTAGCGCCGCTTGGCTTTGCGGATTGCCTCGTCCTGTTGGTCGTTTAGGATCTCGAAGAAGACGCTCCAGAGCAGGATTTCTTCGTCGGTCATGCGGTGGCGTAGCTCGGATAGGGTCAGCCCCAGCTCCTTGCAGATGTGGAGCTGGAGCATGAGCCAGTTATCGGATTTAAGCTGCGCCTTCAGCTCTTTGGGTCGATTTCGTCGCCGTCGTTAGACAGAATTGCCAACATCAGAGCTTGGAGATCGGCATCGCGTACTTCGTTTTTGAGTACGTCAACCTCACCAGGAGCAAACAGTCTTGTGCCATTTTCGTCCAGGGCCTTTTGAACTAGAAGCTGGAGAGCAAAAGCGTTGGCATCGTCGCTTTTGGCAGCCTTCTGAGCGCGTTCGCGTTCGGCGGCAACCAAGGGGGTGCGCCATAGCTCAAATGTGCTGCCGTCGCTAAGCTCGACGACTTTCTTGGCGGGAGTCAGGTTGGCCGCCTTTCGCAGGCGGTCGATGGCGCGATTACTGGGCACCGAGGCCATGAGATTGAAACATCTTACTTCTGTACTGTAGCACTAAAAAGCCCCAGCATTTGCTGGGGCTGATGTTGATCTAATAAATCAGCTAGCAGCAAAGTCAAAACTTACTGTACCGCTGGGGCGGAACTTAACATTAACTGATTGAGCATTGTCAGGGTTAGCGGCCAGATTGGCGCTAGTCAAGATAGCGCTCATGGAAATAGAACGAGATAAAGTTTCGTTCACCGTGCCACTGCTGACGATGCGTTCGATATACAACTTGAAGGATGCACCAACTTGCTGACGTTGAAGCACGTCTTCGATCATCCGGTTTGACATGGCAGCATCTTCATCGGTCATGTAGACCGTTGCGGACCCTGTGCCATCAGCAAAGCCAGAGATGTAGTTGCGGAAGGGCGCATACTGCCCAGCAGATTGACCAATTGTGGTTACGTCAATCTCTGAACGGCTGATCTCAAAGCTCCAGTCGCGGACTTGACCCACGGGAGCGTAGTCGGCGTAATACACCTCAAACTCGTTAGGGGCGGCCAGTGTACCGTCATCGGTAATAGGTAGAATTGTGCCGCCTGAAGCTGTGGAAACTGTTAGCGCACCACTCGATGCTGTGTAGCTCAGCACGTAGTAGGTGGTGCCAACAGTGATACCTGCGGGGGCAGCGTTACTACCACTGGGAGTAACGGTATCACCAGTGTTGGGGTTGTAGATGCGGAACTTGACTGGATCGCCAGCCTTGAAGTTCAGGTAAGGCTCGACGGTGATAACGTCAGTGGCAGCATTCACACCAGCTTCACCAAAGGTGCCGATGGTGCCTGCGGGCTTGTAGTAGAGGGCTCCGGCGGTGCCGGACAAAGCGGTAGCGGTCATGGAAACGGGGGCAACGGTTTGCGGGCGCAGCCCGACTATTTATATGGTAGCAACGACGCGATTTGTATGGATCAAGTCAATACTGTAGCCATAAATGGGCAATCGAAACGTCCCAGCAGATGCGGAAAACTGTCGGGGGCTGAGAATGTGGGGCCGTTGATTGGACCTACTCGTGCGTGGACGCTAGGGCCTGGGGCACGGGCGGTTGCGTTGAGGGTTTGGAGTGCGCCAGTAATAGCTGATGCAATCGTTTGAGACGCTCCAGTGCCTTTTCCTTTTGGGGTATGGATTCGACACACGATGGAGCCGCGAATGTGGTTGATGTCTTGGATGAGGACTGGCTCGGTTGTAAGTCCGAAGGAGATGTTGACGATGACAAAGGAACTTGTGCTTTGGGGCGCGGCGGTGACTACGTTATCAAAATAGACCGGAATGGCAGGGCTCAGCGCAGCACAAGCTGCAGCAATTGGGACCTCGTAAGCGGCACGGACTGATTGATAGTTCATTTGGGTAGGTCCTTCATTACACGATCCATTTCGATCTGGATCGCTTTGTTAAACTGCCCGCCGTTTATGTAGGAGGAGAACCAGTCGAGTGGGGCGGTGCGACTGGATTCACCCTCTGCTGACCCGCCACCTATTTCACCACGCAAACTGGGATTAGCGCGACCCTTATCGGACTGGGCCCAAGCTCTTAGACCTTTCTGTGTCTGAGGTTCTCCGCCTGGACGAATCCACCCGCTGCGAGGCTCCAAGTCACGGGCAATATTGGCGTGTTCTGCAAAATTGCCAATACTGTACTTTATTTCGGGCTTGCTCAGCAGTTCTTTACCGGTCAGCAAAATTGCGGTGAGGCGACGGGGCTCCCCAGGTTGACCCGTGCCGGACACGGTGTTGCTTGGGCCTTGGATTTGCCAAGAGTTGGAAAACTCCCCAGTCCAACTAGGGCCCGCATCTTGGAGGTCACGCACAATGCGGGTGGCGGCGTTTGTGGGTCCGGCACTAAATACTGACGTGGCTACAAGATCAAGATCCTTGAGCAACTGGCCAAACTTTTTACCAAATCCAAGTGCCATTACTGCGGCCTCACGATTAGGACGTGCATGATTGGGTTGTCGCCGCGGTAGCTCTTGATGTCGATGATCCGGGCTTCGCGGGTCGTTCCAGCCTCCGAATACTGGATGCGGTCGCGGATTGTGGGGTAATAGGAAGGTAGGTAGCTGGCAGGTATGATTACCTTGAGATCCTGGACTTGGTACAGGCCGTCATATTCCTTGGGGTTTACCGCGGTGACGAGAGCCTTGAAGGTGGAGGTGGTGTCGCTTGTGCTGACCGTTCCAGTCGATGTGTTGTAGGTGTCGGTGCCGGATGTTAAGTACGTGATTGTGCTGCCCCATTTTTCGATTATGGGGGCGGGGATTAGGGCGAAGGTGTCGTCGGTTAGGCTCATGTCATCCTCGGGTTACACGGACTTGGTAGCCGTCTGCGCCGCCAAGGACGTAGGGGCCAAGGTGGGATTGCAGCCATGGGTACACGTCAAACACATTGTTGACCGGACCGTTTGACTGGGATGTGCTGTTGTATTTCACCCTGAGATCGCCCAACTCCACTTCGTCGTACAAGCCAGTGGTGCCGGTGTTGCCCGTGATAGAAGCGGTGTTATTTGCAATGGCAAGCGCCAGCTCGAACTGGGCGTACAGAATGGCATTTGGGATGCTGTCACAGTCCAGCGTTACGCCGTCTGCGACGTAATTGTTACGGGGCCACTTCAGTGCTTGGTTTTCGTCGCAACGCACCCCGTAGTAATTCAGACTGTCGATCCAGCGGGTGGCTGCGATTAGGGCGCGGTTCTTTTGGTCGGTTGTTTTGTTGTCCCAGCCGCTGGAATCTGGGACGGTCTCAAAATATGTGTTGGCAGCAGCCAACGTGGCGTAGCTGTTGGCAGTCGCGCTGCTCAGCGTAGCGGTGATGACTGCGGCCACGAAACTGGTAAGGCTAATACAGTTTAGGACATTAAAAAAGCCCCACCCGAAGGTGAGGCTGAGAGACGCTCCAGCTGATCGAGATCAGATGGTGGAGGTGTCGAGGGGGCTGTTGACAGTGACGCGAGCGATGGGGATCAGGTCAATGTCGTAGGTGGCAGCCCAGTTGCCGGAAGTGGCGAGGGCTGCGTTGGTGGGGTTGTCGCTGTTGCTGTTCCACTTGGTGCCCATCACGTGATAGGCGGTGTGGTAATCAACAGAGAGCACATCCTGCTTGGAGAGGATGTTGCGGTCGGCTTCGATCCGCAGTTCTTGCTGTACACCTTCCAGGATGCTTCCTGACTTGGTGAGGTAGCAATAGAACGCACGTTGGTGACCGCCAGCGCCAGGGGCGACAACGTTCACTTGGGGATCGATTACCACGCGGCAACCGGCGAATTCGCCGATAGTGCGGGCATTAACACCAACACCGCCGCCGCCCCAGATCACGGAGCCGGAGGCTGCGAGAGAGGAGGTGGAGAAGGTCAGCAGACCGACTTGGTACAGGTAGAAGCCCACGGAAGGGTGGACAACTATGGTGTCAACTTCATCGCCACGTTCGCCGAGCAAGCTGCGAACACGGGCAATGGTCGCGCCAGTCAGATAGTTGGCTTCGGTTGCGCCGGAGGCAGCAGCGTTAGCAACGTTCAGGGCATTGGCGGACAATGCGCTGGCGAACAGGCCGGACAGTTGGCAGAACAAACGGGTGCTGTTCAGCTTGTTGATGGCGTCGGCCAGCTGGTTGCGGATGTGCAGCATGGGGTCTTCGCCCGCAGCCAGAACGGCTACGTCGTCAACCGCATAAGCAAAACCGCGGTGGCAGATCGAGGCAATTTGAGTGCCGGTGCCGATCTTTTGGGGGGTCAGGTAGCCAGCAGTGCTGGTGCCCCAGGTTGCTGTGCCATCCATGATCTCCTCGGTAGGAGTGATGGGGTTGAACTCGGGAACTTGAATGCGGGTGCCACCAGAGGTGGAATCCAGCAGGCTGTTGCGAGTAACGATGCCGCTCTTGATGAACAAGGAGCGTTCGAGGATCGCCTCAGACACATAGGTGCTGAGGTTATTGCGCTTTACGATGTCCGCGAGAAGGACACCGCCTGAATAGTTCTGGAAAGGAGCAGCCATTGAAGGGCCTCAGGGTTGGGGTTTGCGGGTCCCAGTCACGGACTTGGGCAATCTCACAGAGACTTAGATTCCGGCCTCACGCTTCAGCACTGCTGCAAGATCGGGGTCGGTGGCAGAAATTTGCATCTGCTTTGTAATGTTAACCGATCCCGCTTTCCATGGATTCACCATCCCAGGGGCCACCGTTGCTGTTGGAGTGGGTTTTGCGCCCATTCCAGCGGTTCCAGCGGGTTTGAAATGGTGCTCAAAACCTGAGCCGGGATTGCGAAGATTGGTTAGATAAGTAGCAATGTCTTGCTCGACACCGCCATTTAAAATTACAACCGAGCCAGCCTCATTTTTGCGTAGGTTGGATTGGAGTAGTTGGAGCATTTGCTCCGCGTTGATGGCTCCGGCATTGCTGATTGCGGCCATTGCACTGGTGCGGGTCGCGGCGGCTTCGGTGCTGCTGCGGAGATCGTCGATTTGACGCTCCAGGTCGGAAATGCGGATGTCCTTTTCTTGGGCGGTGCGGTTGGCCTCTTCCCAGAGGTCTTTCCACTGGCCTTGGTCTTGGAGGGTTTGCTTGCGCTTTTCATCCTGTTTCTTGTACACCTCGTCCAGCTTGGCCTTTAGACCGAGGAAACGTTCTTCGGCTTCGGTGGCTTGACTGGTAAGACTTGCGATGCGAGCCTCGTAGTCAGCTTGGAGGGCTGAAATGTCGGGGCTAGGTTCGGTGGGAGCGGCCACGGGCTGCTCGGGAGGCGCCACTGGCGTCTCTAGTACCAGTTCTTGCATCAGATCTCGGTGGGTTTGCGGGTTTTACGGGTGGGCGCTGGGCACTGCAACGGCGCAACAGCAGGGCACTGTGCGGGGGCAGCCGGTTCGGCAGGGCTTTCCAGCGACTTGATGTATTCGCTGTTAAGTTCGACTAGCTCCCATTTGTAGGAGCCATCGGCCTGTAGAACCTTGTCGAGGGACTTGGCCATCGAAAAATGAATTACTACGCACTAAGTGTATCAACACTAGATACATCTTCCTGAGGCATTGGTTCCTCGCTCGCTGGTGGATTCTCTACAGTGGTGCCTTCGGCTTCCGTTCCAGGTTCCTCGGATGGGAGGGAGCCGAGTTGCATGGAGGGCATTACCTCGCCTTGGGCCAGCATCAGGCGATATTCCTCTCGGGTAATAACGCCCTTCTCGAACAGCACAGTCAGGGCCGCAATATCCTGGCCGATTAGGCGGTTGATGTCGAAGTCGCGGTCGATATGGATTTTCGGGGCTTCCAATCCGAGGTACTCGGCGCTTATGTCGAAGCACTGCTGCAAAGTTTGCTCTAAATCGAGGGAAACTGCCGCCAGCATTGAGTTCGTGTCCACCTTGTCTAGGCGGCGAGCGTCAGCAGACTCTGCAACGAACTTCTGCTGGCTCAGTGTGGCGATGCCGAGACTTGCCATCTGCTGCTGCAATTCGCGGATTTCGTTCGATTGCGCCTCGAATGCGCTCGATGCAGGCTCGACGTAGTACACCTTGTTGCCAGGCTGGGTCGCAATCGCGTAGTTCACTCCAACTGCCATGTCCTTGGTCTGGTCGTCCCAGCCCTCAAGAATTAGCAGGGGTTGCGAGGCGACGTGGAGGGAGTGGATTAGGTCCGCTTGACGCTGGTAGTGGGCGAGGTTGATGTACGCCACGTCCAGCATTGGTGGGCGGCTTACCAGTGTGTCAATTTTGTTGGAGTAGGTAGTGACGAATGGAATGCTGTTCAGGCTGTAAGTGCCGGAATCGACCAACTCATATGAGGCGTTTTGGTCGTTGAATAAGGGGCCGCTGGAGTATACGGGGTTTACGTTTTGACTGGTTCGAGCTTGGGTCTGGCGGTAAACTTCGTAGCGGCCTGGGTAGATTACGCGGATTTGGTTGTAGACGCATTCGCCGAATTTGCCCTCGGGTACGACGGCTTGTTCGTGGATTCGGACTTGCTCCAGTGCTCCGTAGTCTGCATCGCGGTTTAGGCGCCAACCATATACATTGGCGGGGTCTATTTCGAGCCAGTATGGACGACGGCCTTGTAGGCGTTCTTCAGCAAGACTTAGGGCTGCTGTGGGTGCTGGATAATCGACTAGAACGTTGCCGTGACCATAAGTCAGGGAGCACAGAACTAGGCGGCGGGCAAACTCGTCGAGGTCTGAGCCACCACCATCGACATTTTCGGCAAACTCGTGCCAGTAATCGGGACCTTCTAGTGTGATTGGTTTGCGGAGGATTAGACCAGCGGCTGCGCGTACCAGTCGTTGGGTGTAGGGGGAGAAGATGGAGCGGTTTACGCGGCCTAGGTAGGCGTCGTAATCTTCGCGGGGCTCTTTGGGGAGGAAGGTTTGGCTGTTGTCTCGGAGGTATTCGGTGCCGAGGGTGACGGCTTTCATTACTTCCCAGCCGCGGATCATGTCCAGCGTGGCTTGGGTGCGTGTAAATGGGGAGTCGCCGTCGCCTAGGTAGCTACTGCTTACGATATTTGTGCGGATCTGGCCGGGAACGGTGTAGGTCATTGGATTCTGTTACATCGACCCTAGTTTGACAGATACCGTAGCTGTACTTGTGCTAGTCAGTGTTAGGAGGTGAACTCGAATGTACCGGTATGGCTGGTCCTGCACGTAATACATGTAAGTTCCATCTGTGTCTATCGTGCTAGCATCGCCGGTTTTCTTGACCGCTACTGTGACGTGGCCCCAACTTGTTCCGTCCAGAGAGGCATCGAAATCAAATACAGCTTGCTTTCCACCGCCTGTTAGGCCGGTTACTGTTACTTGAAAGGCGGCATCACGACCTACGGCCTCATTTACCGTAAAGAATCCAGTACTGGTGCGGCTACCTAAGTCCCAGATTGATAGTTCGCCGTCGTATATGACTCCACCGTCGAGGGTCATTACTCTTCCTCAACGTTGACTAGGACTTCGATGCCTGTTACTAGGCGGTGGACTAGGGAGGCGATGCTGTAGGCGCTGTCGGGAGTGGGGAAGACCATCGTTACTGTGGTTGTTCCTTCCTCGGCGTCGATGGTGAGGTGGGTGCATTGACCCTCGGCGATTGCCGCGGTTACATCCTTCATTTCTTTTTGAGGGTTTTCTTGGCGGTTTTCTTGGGGCGTGCCAGTCCGGCTTCGGAGAGGGCGATGGCGCGGGCTTGCGCTGGGTTGGTTACTACGGGGCCTTCTTTGCTGCCGCTATGGAGTTTACCTTCCTTGTACTCGCGCATCACCTTTGCCACCTTTTTCTGGGCTTTGGTGGGCTTTTTAGGGGCCATGGCGATATGCGGGGCTGGGCTTAGTCTACCGTCAATAGGTGCGGAAGGTTGTTGTTCCAAGCGTTTCGGGTTTGCAGAGGTTGAATACTTGTAGGCACATGTAGCCGAGCGCGTCGAAACTGTGGTCTACGCCCAAGTTTTTGTTAGGTAAGCCCGTGTTTTCGGTGTAGGTGAGTGTGCGGAGGGATTTGATTAGGTTTTTGCAGCGCGGGTGGATTAAGAGGCGGCGCGTTCCAGCTGCATCGAGGAGGGCGGTGTTGACGCAGGTGATTTTGTCGCGGATTTTCCAGGGGGAGCGGGGTGTGGAGACGGTGAAGCCGGATTTGCGGAGGATGGCGTGGTCAGTGGCGCCGACACCGGCGGTTTTGCGGGCGCCGCCAGTGGGGTCGGGGCAAGTTACAATGCGGCGATCCAAGCCGTAGCGGCGGGTGATTTCCTCGCAGAAATCCCAGGTGGTGGCGCCGCCGGTGAGCACAATTTCGTCAAAAACATACAACAGGTCGTCGTGTTTTACGGCGACGACGCCGGACATTGGATCGACGTTGAAATCCACGCCGATGTGGAGGGGCAGGATTGGGATGTCGCGTGCCAGCTCGGAGATGTTGGCATCGCTGAAGGAGTTTGCGACCAGGCCGGTGAGGTTCTCGAAGGAGGCCTCGAACTCTTGGCGGAAGGTGCGAGGGTCGAGTTGAGCGCGGGCAGCCTCGATTTCGGTCGCTGGAACGTTGTCGCCCTCGATTGTGGTAAACTGCCAGCGCTGCCAGTCGGTATCGCCCTGCTCGCAGTAGCACCAGAGGTCGTAAAACCATGAGGCCGTCCCACTCGGGGTGGAGATGAAAAGGGCCCAGCCCTGTTTGTCGGCCAAAGCGGGGCGAATTACCTCGAACCAGACTTCGGAATCCATGAATGCGGCTTCGTCGAGGACGACGCCCGCGAGTGAGCGGCCACGGAGAGCCATTGCGTTCTCTGTGCCCTTTAATTCAATCGTGGAGCCATTGACAAGTTCCAGTTTTAGGTCGGTTTCGTTCTTACTTTTGATCCATTGTTTGGGGACCAGCTTCTTTAGGACTTTCCATGCAATATCTTTGGCCATTCTGTACGTTGGGGCGGCGTAAAAGAACGTTTCGCCGGGGCGTTCAATCGCTCCACGCAAAAGTTCGATGCACGACAGGTAGGACTTGCCGAAACGACGGCCTGCGACCAGCACACGGAAGCGGTTTCGGGCCTTGAATACCTGCCCCTGGGCGTAGCGGAGGTTTAGTGGAAACGTTCCAGCCAAGTTGTGTAATACTTTTTACGCTACTGAAATACTACATTACAGATTTCGACCCCTGCCCCCTGCCCTGGCTTAGTGTGCTACAGTAGATGAGTTCTCAGATATACCAGGAGGTTCCCGGTACCCCGTCTTGCGCCGCCAGAATTCGCTACTCCCCCCCCCGGATTGGTGGGGGCCGGTGGGCCCCCTAGTCTCATGGGTCTAGATCGCCCACCGTGCTACAGCATGGCGCGATACGCCAAGGCTGCGAGCAATACTTCGCTGTGATTCTCCGGCAGCTAGGCGCCGCTGCACCGTGGCCCCCAGACTAGGCGTTGGGGCTGGGCTTGTGTACTCCAGCCGGGCCGCGACGGTCCGCAGCGCTGCCGCAACGTGGGGGGCAGCTAGCACCGCCAGGGCATGGCACGTGGCCACAATGTATAGCGCCACTGTCAGCAACTGGTCAGCGATTGCGGCCCAGTCTGTGGACTCTATCCAGTTCAGTAGATCGTCAGCAGGGGGAAAAGAAGGGTTAGAGATTGTCATTTTGTGGGGTGGATTGTAGGGTGGTTAATGTTAATTATTTATCCAGTTGGTGATAAACTACGGGGGGCGCAACGTTACCGAATGATACTGTAATCGCTGCAAAGGTTGAGGCAACAATCAAGAAAGAAAAGAAGTTAGCCATGGTGTGGATGCGGTGCGGGTAGTGGTGGCCCGCGTTCCTGTAGTATAGCACAGTAAAACGGGGGGTCAACCGGAACCCGGCTCTTTTTGTTGCAATTCTTCACACACTGGCAGGGCCGCAACGTCTAGGGCCTCTCCAGCTGCTGCCGGGGGGAGTGATGACTGCCGAGATTCTTCGACGGTGATATTTAGGACTGGCGCGTTAAGTGCTTGGATTTCAGGGGCGACCTCCCCGAGATGGGCGCCGATGTGTTGAAGGGCGGTGACCGCCGTCATCAGCTGCCCCTTTTTTATCGCCTGATTGACAATGCGGAGCCTCATTTGCTGGATACGTGGCACCATGTTCTCACGTTCTAGGTTCCAGTCGTCTGTGTTCCAACTCTGAACAACTCTCCAGTCTCTCCAGGCTGTAGTTTCCGCGATACTTTCACGATCCGCATGGTCTAAAACTAAATGACGGGTAGGTAATCCCTCTAATTGCCTTTTATACAGCCTTTGTTGTCTCGCTTCAATCAAAGCGTTGGGATTACGTTTCCCGTAAACTTTCTGACCGTTTTTAATAAAAGGGGGCTCTTTAATCGGGGCCCCCTCAGTATTGTCTAGATTCAGCGATTCGTCAGACACGAGCAAACTAGGGGTCCTTTCTTGAATACTACACTAAGGCATAGATATCCGCGATATCGTCGCACGGCTCGAATAACTCGCTAGCCAGCCTTTCGGCGTGCTGCGGTGTGTGCGCTTCAATCAAAAATTCTTGTCTAGCGTCTCGCCAGTCCTGGGGATCCCATGTCGGACGGATTGTTTTAACTACAACCACTGTGAAGAGTTTCATGTCAGACATTCCGAAACACCAGCCAATCACCGGTTCCGATTGAATGCAGCCGGTAGCCGTCGCCCATCACAAGCTCTCTCCATGCTCCGGCCCAGTCAATACAGGAGAACGGCCATTCGGCAGCCCTAAGCAGCCCCAGCTCATCCGCAAGAGTCTGGGCATAATCAGCGCCAGCTCTCTCCTCAGACCAGCCTTCAGCGGTGCCCTGGTAGCTATCCTCGATGCTCTCCGGATCAATGCCGTCACTCTCCAGATCAGCAATTAACTCAGCCCAGTCCACGGGATCATAGTTCCCTAGGCCCATATACTCCAAAGCACTAGCCCAGGCTTCCGTTACCCAGAAACCAAAGCAGGAGCCGTCCCCCTCACTGGCGCCAAAATAGAAACCAGCCGGGGCAGCATCGCACAAAAGCGCTATCAGCTCAAAACAGGCATCAGTCGCTTCTTCCGAATCCCAGATGGAATCCTCACCTAAACGCTGGCGACTAGCCAGCAGCGTGTCGGGAATGGTAGCCCCGATCTGTTCCGCGATGCCCCAGAACCTGGGAAATAGATCCTCTTCCCTTAGGGTGCCACTGCTGGCGATCCAGGGAAACTCCGAAAGCTGTTGAGATGAGTAATGCATGGTGTCAGCCCCTTAGGGTGGGGGGCGGTAGGGTGGATATTTTGCAGCCCTGGGGCTGCTGTCAGAATCTAGACGACAGCCGCCAACCTGTCAACAGTGAGGAGCCCGAGGCTACACAGATCCTCACCGGTGAGTTGAGCGGCGATCCTATCCATATTGATATAGGCGCCGCAGCTGAGGTCCTCTACTACCCAATACTCGTTGGCTGCTTCCTGGCATCGCTCAAACAGTTCGAACGCTGCCCGATCCGACACGGTGGCCTCTATCAATTCCTCGGCCCAATACATTTCAGCATCGTCAGCAGCGTAACGGTCCAGCTCGCTAGCCAGGATCTTAAACCACTTTCTCGAATATGTATCCTCCCAAGCTGTAGCCTGTTCTTCCATCTCCAGCTCAGAATGAAGTTGATCATCCGCCAGTGGATAATCCTCTAGCGCCACAATGGACTCGATCAAATCCTCACTAGCAAAGCGCAGATCTACAATTATGGATTCCCCATCCCAGCCATAAGATGCGGTTAAGATCTCCGGCTCAGAGTAACGATCCTTAAAATGTTTGAAATTAGCCTTGCCAACTAGACCAGTGTTGTCATACGAGCTATAGCCGCACCAATCAGGCTGAAAGCCCAAGCTAACCCCACGCCAGCGGCGATCAAGGCAAGCGGTTAGGGCATCCTTGGGGCTCTGGCTAACATCTTGGGCCCACCGGTTCTCAGGCTCACCATCTTCGATCACTAACCAGCTGCCGCGGCAGCCGTCTAGGGCATCGATACGCTGCGCCAGTGCTGGAGATAAGGCCATGGATTAATCCGGCATGGATGGCCGGGAGATTGAACTACGGCATTCTGCACCCTAGCCAGCTCCTTTAATGCTCCTTTGTAACATTCCTTAACATCCCCTGGCACAAGTCCCGCCCATGGTAAGCTCCCCAATGCAAACCCTCACCATGGGAACCAATGTCCGCCGGAGCCTGGACCACAAAAGCCTCAGCCCGAGAGGCTGCCGAGGAAAGACGGGAGCAAATTAGGCTAGAGAAACGCCTTTACAAGGACCTACGTTGGGCAGCTGAGCGATCCATCCTAGAAACATCCGACTGGCATGATCTGCTCAATCTTCACAGGCAGTATGGAAAGGAGGGAACCTTGCAACTTGAACGGGAATTAATTCCATACTGGCAAACATGCCAACGAAAGCAGCAAGCCCTAGCACGCGCCACCGGTCACCCTCAGACCGTCACAGCTGCCGACATCCTGGCGAGGTTTTCCACAGATTCCACAGGGGCAAAATCATGATTGTAATCATTTGCGCCGGATCATGGCAGCTAATCGACTGCCCCCAGGATCCGGAGGAAGCCTGGGAGTTAGCCGAGAGGCTTACCACTGAAACCGGAATCCTCCACAGCGTTGGGCGAATGTGAAGCCCTAAAGCATCAACCGCTCCAGCTGCCCCCCTGTTGGTCCCCCACCGTGGAGACTGGCGGGGGGCTTTCTGCTGTCTGCGGCAGAATGCCGCTTTGGTGCTGATCGCACGCCAGGTAGCGCACCCCGTCCGCCGTCACCTCCCGCTCCAGCAGCCACGGGTCGATGCCACACACCAGTCCACCATTGTCCAGCAAAACATGGTCACAACTGACGCACCCCCCAGCATCGAGGGGCACGCTATGAAAGGTTTTTTCTTCAGTGGCGCTATGAAAGGTTTTCATGAAAGGCTGTGAGCCACGTTCCAGTCAACGATGTCCATGAACCGCATACCGAGGGCGTCAGCTAGCCAGCCACCTGCCACGCCCTGATATGCATAAGTCTGGGGGTTTAGGTTGTGCATCCACACAGCTACGGCTTTGGTGGCGGCGATAGCTCGGTCGTAGGGGTCCGCTCCAGCCTGGCCCATGGCGTACATCACCGCCAGGAGGCAACGGTGGCCGTCGTTCATATCCTCGGGGAACGGCAGTCCGGTTTCGGCTTGCCAGTCCGATTCGAGGATGGCGAAGCCGTCGGGGTTGAAAGGGTCGGGGGCGCTCCAGCCGTCAATGCCTCCGTCTTCCCAGCCCATTGATTCGCGGATCTTGGCGTCGCGGTCGGCTTGCGCCATGGCGGCGCTGATCTCGGGTTGCATGGCGCACCAGTCCGGATAGTGGGCTTCCATGCGGAGGTTTTCAGCGGCTGCGTGGGTGGCAGCAGAATTTGAGGTGGTCATGAAAGGTTTTTCTGAACCGCGTCACACTAAACGGCGCTCCAGTGAAAGTCAACGGGGCCTGTGATATTTCTTTACGGGCAAAGCCCGCGAACATAGCGAGCGAAGCGGACAGTGAAGCTGCTGGTACGCGCCAGTAGTTCCTCACGCTCCAGCCAATGCACGTCTGGTGGGCCTGCGCGGCGAGCGATCACTACCACGCCTCCGGCGAAACCCTCCAGCCTGGGGTTGTGTTGCAGGACTCCGGCGTTGTAGGCGCCGAGCTGATCAAAATAATCGAAGAGCATGTCCGCTCCACGTCGATTTGCAGAAGTTTTCCAGTCCACCAGCCATAGACCAGGCCTATCCCGAAGGTACAGAGCAGCATCAAACGTTCCAGCCCAACCATCACAGTACGCGGATGTAAAGTTTTGTGGCGTGCAAGTGATTCTCAATTCCACTGCCGCCTCGCCGGAGCAGTTGCTCTCCAGCCATTCATCGAGGCAGCGGCCATAGGCGACGCTTGAAAGGTCTAGCTTTGGGGGTTTGCTTTGGTAGGCCTTGTTTAAGGCCCAGGTCCAGATGTTAGACGGGATACGCTCCAGTCCTTTGCGGTTGGCGGCGTGGACGGCAAGCTTGCGGGCGGTTTTGAGGCGCCATTCCACCCTTGAATGGGCGCGGGTGCCGCGGGTGGTGGCCACGCTGCTCAGCACTCCAGCCCGGTCGCCCATTCGGGCCTTCCAGCGCTCCAGTGCATCGTTATCGGCGGTCTCTTTGAGAATGTGGGTGACGGAGTGGAAAACCTTTCCAGTTGTGTCGCGGTACACCCTGAAAGGGCCGCTGTTGTCCTGCTCCAGCCCCGAGCACCCTTGTAAGAACACAAAAATACTCCTTCCCACCTTATACTACTACAAAAAAGGCCCCCTAGCTGGGGGCCATGCTACTTAGGCCTTGAAAGGGTCACCTCCGACTAGTAGGCGAGCTAGGTCGAACCCGGCAGCCTTGGTGTCGGTCCAAGCGGCCTCTAAAGCCTTTTGGCTAGCGGCTTTGCGGGGTACGGCGCGGAGTGTGTAGACGGTGGTCAACTTGGAGCCGGTGCGTCCCAGGGTGAAATCCCATGAAAGGAGATCCTCGAAGTCTTCGTGCTGGGCGATTTGATCCAGCTCGGAGATGATTGACTTCTGGGAGAGTTGCAAAACTTTGACCTTTACGTCTTCGTAGTGATAGACGGGCAAAGCAATGCAAAACTTAACGTCCAAGCTGCCGTTGTCGCGGGTGCGGGGCTCATAGTTGCCCAGCTCCAGCACCACGTCCTCGGGAGTGGGTTCGTGGGGAAACCGGAAGGGCTTAAGGGAACCGGAAGCGTCCTGGCCCCAAGCTTCGTAGAACTCAAGCGGTTCTTCGGAGAGGAGGGCAAAGCGGACCGATCCACCGTCAGCAATTTTGCTGGGGGTTAGGTAAGCGCCGCCGGTTCTGGGGGCGATGGCCGCGGAAGCGGACTTTGAAAGAAATGCCATGATCGTTTTGGGGTGTGTTGCCCGTGAACTGCGTTCTGTGGGCTGTACTCCAATACAGTAGCACGTGCGAAATCAAGGGTCAACAGCTACCATATGAAAACGACCCAGCGCTTGCGGGCACTGGGTCGCGGCTAACTCTTCACTCGGGATTGTACCATGTTGTGTGCTACAGAGCTGCTGGATTTCGTGCGGCAATTGCCCGCCGGAATGGCCTATGCCCCTATCTACGCCAAGGGTGAGGCGCTCAAGTCAGGGAAGATCAGTAAAGGCAAAACACCGCTGGAGGAGGCACACCACCGTGTGCTCGGACCAGAGGATGTGGCGCTGGCAATTGAAAGGCGCCCCAGTGTCTTCAAGGCAGTCGGGGTGTTTACCGGACCACGCAGTAGTGGGCTGGTGATCCTTGATGTGGATCGCAACCTCGGGGCCTTATTAAAGAAATGGGGCGAATCTTTAATAGGCGCTCCAGTTATTAAAAGTACGAAGGCAAATGCAGCTAAGTATTTGTTCAGAGTGCCCGAAGAGCACTGGAGTGAGGTGAAAGGTTTTGGGTTGAGCGACAGCAGGGGTGGATATGAAGTTTTGTGGGGACGGCAGGGCGTTCTCTACGGGGCCTATCCGGGCTCACAAGACGGTAAGGCCCCTGGGGGTACTTACGGATTCACTGGCGACTTGGAGGCCATTCCTGAGGCTCCTGGGTGGCTTATAGCGGAGATGCGAGAGGCAAAGGGCTCTCCAGCTGGAGAAGGCCTCATTAAAAACCGCAAAGCGCTCCTGCTAGACGACCGTTCGGACGATGAGATTGCTGAGATTGTGCAGGACTGTCTGCGTGTTATTCCTCAGCAGGGCGTGGGCAGCCATGACCACTGGGTGAAAGTTGGCATGGCGATCCACTCCGTGTTGCCTAACGAGTTGGGTTTGACGTTGTGGAGTGCTTGGAGTGCGGAAGACGTTGAGTACTCCGATGTTTGGGAGTCTGCAAATCCCTGTGAAGAGCGGTGGAACAGCTTTAAGGCTGGCGGTGCTATTGGGTTGGGGACACTGATTTGGTTGGCGGACCAGCAAGATCCCAAGCGGCTGAGGTTTAGCGAAAGCACTAGGAAGATTGTTGAGGGCGCTGAGGCGGCAGTTCAGAAGACGCGCCAGGAGCTTCTTGGGTTTGATGAGGTAATGCGGGAGGCGAAGGTTCTCATGGAGCTGGACAATCCAGCAGAGATGAACTTCAAGCTCAACCAGCTTTCGCTTAGGGCTGGGTACAGAGATCAAAGCGCACTTGAAAGGCTGATTGTTGATCAGATTCAGTTTGAGGGGCAAACGGACACCATGAGCTTGAAAGAACTCATGCAGACCGACTTCAAACGGGAATACCTCATTCCAGACCTGTTGCCTTGTCCGGCGGTGGTGCTGATTTATGGGGCAGGTGGAGATGGCAAATCCATGAGTGCCTGGACGCTGGCTAAGCACATTGCCACCGGAGCGCCCTTTGTGATCCGCGGGAAGGCCGTTCCAGTTCAAGCTGGTCCTGTGCTGCTGCTTAACGGTGACCAGCCTCTGGTGCAGCTCCAGGAGCAGTTAGACGAGGTTGGGATGCCGATGGATGCTCCGGTCACTTTGCGGAGTGAGTGGTCGATCCAGCGCTACGCACAGTTCGTGAAGCTCATGAAGGACGTGAAGCCCAAGCTGGTGGTGATTGACTCGTTGATTGGCTGCAGTGGGGGCAAGGCTTTTGATGAGAACAAGAGCGACTTTGCGAGTCCGCTGTACTGGCTGACCCGGAACAACGGGATTCTCTTTCCAGCTGCGACGATCCTGATTATTCACCACGCCAATAAGCAGGGCGGGTTTAGGGGCACCTCGGCTATTCGGGATGCCGTGGATGAGACCTGGAGCCTCTCACGCCCCAGCTCGAAGCAGTTGGAGGAGACCGGGCAGGATGCGCGGATTGTCACCATCGAGAAATCCCGTAGTGGGCGGGGTGGGACGCGGCTGATCATGCGGCAGGAGGCTGACCTCAGCTTCACGCTGGCGGACTGGACTCCTGAGCAGGATTCCAGCACCACAGCCCCTAGTGGGGTCACTGATCGGGTGCTGGCGCGTCTGCGGACTATTTACCCCGCTACTCGCTCTGGTGTGGAGTTGAACTCTGACCCGGTGTGTGGCGGCTCCGTTACAGCCATCAGGAAATCGCTCCAGCGTCTTCTTAAGCGTGGGTTGGTCTGCATTGAGCGTGAAGAGATCGTTCCAGGTAGAGGGGGAAGGCCTACTAACCATTACCAAGCAATTCTTTCCTCTCACGCGCAGGGGGCGTTGTTGTATAGGGGTCCTAATGGGGTAGAACGCAGTGATGGACTGGAAAGTAGCAATGAGACACCACCCCTAAAAAGCAGTGAGTGTCCTGTTGCTAATGACGCTTTGGAGGAGGAAGGCGGAGCTGGGGCGGGGGCCAAAGAGACACCTCCCATAGAAATGGATGGGTGTCCTATTGTTGAATCCAGTGATGGACAGGGATTTGACGCAAAAGGACACGATTTTGAATCTATACGTGTGCGCGAGGGGGATCGCACCACCGCAGAGTTGGATGTTCTGAAGGCTCAAGCGGAGGAAGCGTGGAGCGCTGGGATGGACTGAGCTAACCTCGGGTCAATTACGTCAGCGCTTGGGCAGCTCCGAAAATGATCACTTACCGCGGTGAGCAGTTTGAGGGGTACAACAAGCCCAAGCGCACTCCAAACAACCCGAACAAGTCCCACGCTGTGCTTGCCAAAGATGGCGACACCGTTAAGTTGATCCGCTTTGGACAACAGGGTGTATCAGGGTCGCCGCCAAGACCGGGTGAATCAGCCGCAGATAAGGCCCGTAGAACTGCATTTAAGGCTCGCCATGCCGACAACATTGCGAAGGGCAAACTGTCTGCCGCTTACTGGGCCGACAAGGTGAAGTGGTAGAGCAGCCTTCTGTGCTACAGTAGACCGGTCCATCTGTTCACCCATGACCGGTCCCGATCCTGTAAACCATCCGTCCCACTACACCACCGGGCGGATGGAAGTCATCGACATTATTGAAGACGCCATTGGTCGAGCACCTACGTCCGTCCTAGGCAACTGCCAAAGCCACGTGTTGCGCTACATGCTCCGTATGTGGGACAAAGATGACCCAACTATCAACGCAGCTAAGGCATTGTGGTATTTGCGGCGGCTGCTAAAACACCTAGACACCTATCCACTTCCTGATAAAGAACCACAATGACTAACCAACAACACACGATCACCCCACCACCGACGCTAATCAATCAGTGGCTGGGCGAGTTTTTTGGCTGCACTGTTAATGGCGGCATAGCCGACTCGGATAGATACCTCGCCACCAAGGCCGCCCGCTGGAGTGCTGACCAGGAGCTAGATGAATGCTGCGCGTGGCTCCCTGATTTGCCGCCATGGAGCGCTGATAATCTCCGCAAGCATCGCCGGCCCAAGCCGCTGAGTTTGCACGAGCAGGCGCTGGAAGCGTTGCAGTCAATGCGTATCGATCCTGTATTGATTGAAGGCATCAATGTCAACGCTGATTTAAGAGCCAAGTACAAAATTATTCTCTGTGCCCTGGAGCAGCTCGATGACTGACCCCACCCCACTGAGTCCCGCCGCGCAAGCGGTGCGTGATGCTGTGCTGGCGACCTACGCAGACAATATCCCCAAGGATGAGAACTTGTGGGCACTGGACCGCGCATCGGTCGTCGCCGCCCTGCGTGCTGCTGCAGATCAGGTGGCGCCAAGCGACTTGGATGAGCCACGAAACTACCTACCAATGGCGATAGAGTGCCAACGCATCCGGGAAGAACTTCTCGCTATTGCCGCCGAGCTGGAGGCGTGCTGCGAATACCTCACATCCTGCGCCGCATGGGAGCCTGAAGATGTTCAGGAATTATTTGACCATCGCCGCCCCAAGCCGCCGAGTTTGCACGAGTTAGCACTCCAGATGTTGGGCACCATCGAACGTGATGCCCACTATCTACCGGAGATTACCGACACCATCCGCAACGCACTGGAGGCATTGCCCAATGACTGACTTCCGCGCCCTGTGCGCCGAGCTACTGGAAGCACTTCAGAGCTGGTCACCACACGGCGGCGGCCCACTGGAATACTGGGAATCTGAGGAGGAAGCACTCCTAATGGCTCGAGCTGAAAACGCATTGGCCCAGCCCGAGCCGGTGGCGCCCACCCCCGATGCCACCGTCCATGACTAAGCCCCGATCAGTCTTCTTTCAGAAAGGCAATGAGCGCATTGTCATCTGGACAAACCACACACGCTGGACCGTGACCGATATGGTCGCTGGTGGCACAAAGCGGTACACCAAGCAATTAGCAATGGCATTGTCAGCATCGTTAATGGCTGAAGGATATGAGGCCACCGTCCATGACTGAACTTTCCCCCGTCGCGGAAGCGATAGAGGACGCTGCTTACAAGGCCTGGGTCATCAAAGATGACTCACGCAGCATTGCCATAAGCACCCTCCGGGCGCTTGCTGATCAGGCTGGCTCCATGAAGCACTGGCACGTTGATCAGCTCCGCACCATTGCCGCCGAGCTGGAGAATACCAATGGCTGAACCATCATGGCGCCAGTTAGCGGCTATTCCCGAATCCAAACTAAAAGCGCAAATCCTAAACGCTTGCGGCATCGAGCCTAATATCACTGGCATCAGTAATATATTTCATGCTGGTAATATGCAAATCTACGCTAGCGCATTACCCGGCCTTAATGATGACAAGGTATGGTTTACGTTGTATCCTGCACCAGGCACCAAGGCTTTTGGTAGTTCTAAGGAGCTGCTAAAGGCTCTGCGTTGGCCATCAGGTACACCAACAGGTGACGCATTACGTAAATGGTTGTCTTACTATGGCTGATTCAGTTTCGGATTACTTAGCTGCTATCTCTAGATTCCCATTGCTTACGGCAGAGCAAGAGATTCAATTGGGTCGCCAGGTAGCGCAATACATGGAGTTACGTAATGCCCCAGGCGAACGCACTAAACAAGAACTACGGCAAATTAAAATTGGTATCCGTGCTCGTGATACATTTGTTAAATCTAATCTACGGTTAGTGGTACATGCTGCTAAAAAATATTTTAATTGCAAAAAATTTAGTAGCATGGAATTTCTTGATTTAATTCAAGAAGGCACATTTGGATTGCAACGTGCGGCAGAACTATTTGATCCGCTCAAAGGTTACAAATTTTCAACCTATGCTTACTGGTGGATTAGACAATCAATATCACGATCAATCTATAACAATGAACGGCTAATAAAGATTCCACAACGGTTGTTAGATAAATTATATCAAGCATCTAAAGCTGAGGCTGAATTTATTTCAGCAAACAAAAAAGCACCAACCAAAAAGGAGCTTGCTGCTATTATTGGCATTACCGTAGATGAAATGGCAATGCTAGTAAATTACAATGCACCACATGTAAGTTTGGATCAATCTTTCACTGACGATGGAAGTTGCATTATTGACTTAATTGCGGATCCTAATGTACCTGATGAAATGATGACTGATGAATACTCCGAGCAGTTACAGCTAGCTTTTTTTTTCTTGAATAATTCAGAACAAGAAGTAATTACTAGGCGCTATGGCTTAAAAGGTGAAGTAGAAACATTAACTACAATTGCTAAAGAACGTGGCATCAGCCGCGAACGAGTGCGACAGCAAACAGAAGCAGCTAAAAATAAGTTAAAACTTTTGATGACTAAATAAACGTTGCCACCATGGGCGTTTAGCCATGTTAAGAAACTCTTTAGCTTCAAGTTCGGCAATATATTTAACAGCTTGCTTTATTAATTGCGATTGGTAAGCATTTTGTTTTATTAACGACGAACAAAGTTTTGATATTTCATTTTTGTTAGGATGGTTTAAAGCGCTACGTGATTGGCTTTCTAATTGCAACTGTTCTTCAAGTGTTAGCGTTACTACCATCCACTTCGACCATGCCATTGGTATTGTGCAGATGCCCAATGATAGCCCAAAAATTACATATGATGGCAAGTTATGGCGTGTTACATATGGCAACATGTCAAAAGAACATAGCCAGAAATGGCAAGCAATGATTATTTACCATCAATTCATGGAGCATCACCTGCATGTCGCACGTAATGGATCAACGCAATAGCGCGTTCCAGATTCCAGCATTCATGTGTTGTCCACCATTGCCACAATTCTGAATGACCTTTCAATCTATTATGAACAGAACAACATGGCGCTAAATTTTCGCGTGTTGTATGGCCTCCTTTGCATTTTGGTATTATGTGATCTAATGTTATGTGTTCAAATTGACCGCCACATATATAGCATCGGCTATTCCATGCTTCAATGATTGATTTGCGGAATCGGTGTTTAGTGGCTTTCCGAGTAATAAGCTCAGTTTCATCAATGTGATGATCCACATGGCTCCGGCATGATGTATGGAATCACTTCATAATCAAGGAAGTGATCGCTAGATTGGCATAATTCTTCTAACCTAGCGACGATACCACTGGCTACATCATCCGACGAATGCGGTGAATCTACTACGATCTTTGCAGTTATTTGAACTAAATAACGGTTCATGCTGGCTTCACCAGCAACGCCCAGCCGGTGCCAGCCCCGTCTGCTTCCCACCTGCGATTAAAGCGGGGTTGGCTGTATTTAATGCCTGCACCGTTGCGGTTTGCGGTGTAGCCGCCATTGATTAGATCAGCCTCGCCGTTAGGGTCGTTAACGATCCAATGCCCAGCATCAGTAAAACCGATCACCACTGACCAATGACCACCGCCTGTCGGCGCGTTATATGGCCCGTGATGCAACCATCCGACGGCAACAGGCCTACCAGCTCGCAATTCAGTTTCTAGCAAACCAGGTGAGCAATTTGTCTGGAATCGCGCTTGCAAACCAAGGCTGCGTAATGCTTGCACTTGAGCCTGGCTATCGGTGGTGTCTCCGTATTGGGCACGGATAACGTTATAAGCATCATCGCTTTTCACCTTGCCATAATATTTAGCAAGCATGGCGCAACTACTGCTAAAGCACTCGCGGTAACCAGTGCCGCTGGCATTATCGTTTTGATACTCATACGGCACCGCCAGCAACACTGATGTGGCTTTTTTGCTGATGCCCCACAACTTGCCTTCTGCCATACGGCGGCGGCGCAACCCGGCTTCAACATTACTGCCAGGGTTGACATACAGCATTAGCGCCGCTGGGATATCGTCATAACGCTTTTCAGCTAAACATTTGCTGATGGTTTCAAAGCCAGGTGAGCCATAGAAATGCCAGCCTAAATTCCAAGCAAATGATATTAAGCATGATTGCCTATTTGGTGGTAAATTATTCCAGCTTGGGATTGTTTTGGCTAATGCTGGCACTACTTTAGTTTCAATCCATGCGGCGAGCATTCTATCGGCAGCGTCACGGGTGATTGTGTCGCCTTTTTTAACTTTGGCTCCATCGGTCCAGGCTGTAAACCCATAACCAATAGTCCACGGGTCGCCACCACTAGCTGGATCTGGATAGGCGCTTGATTCAAAACCTTCAAATTCACGGATAAGATTTACTGCTGCATCATGAGCTAATGCAGATTTTGGCGCTGGATCAGCGCGGAATTTACTAAGAAAATTGGCTTGCTCATCTGGCGCCAACAGCTCCCACGCATAATTCCATGCCGCTTGCTGATGCGGTAGCGGCGGTTGTGTAGTGGCCTTAGCTGCGGCTAAAAAATTGCTCACTGGTCACCACCCAATAGGTTGCGGCGTCTTTTGGCAGCATCGGCAATTGCTGGCTGTTGTGCTGCTGATGGGAAAAACAACGCGGTGACTACATACCAGCGTTCGAGGCAGGCATTTGTCTGGCGTGGGCCTGCAATCCAGTTTGGTAGCTCACAGCCACCAACAAACGCAACGCTAAAAACAAGCTGGCCGACCAGCATGGCATTAGCACCAGATGCAGCGCTTAGTAGCTGTAGTGGATTCATCAGCGTACCTCTAGTTTAGTAACGCGGTTCTCTACTTTATTTAAACGATCAAATGTTTCACGGCGGTCCTGCTTGATGTCTTCATGTAATGTTTCTAGGCTTCCGGCGATATGTTCAACGGCGCTGGTTAGCCTGATAATTGCAGCGGCGGCTT